GATGTGTTGCCGTGCGTTCGGCAGGCAATATTGTGCCACCCATTTGCGCTTCTACTGTCACTTTCGTATTTGGTTGAAAGAAATTAACTGAAGTTAGCAATCGTGTATCGTCGGTGTCCAACGCCATGCATAACCTGTCTAAATCATCAGGTTGGCAGCCTATGTTGTCACAAATAATTTTACGAACTTGCTCGTGAGCCGTAACTGGTGGGAACGGATGTTCAAACTTGGACCAGTATGTGACATCGCTATTCAGGTATCGTTTATATCGCTCTAAATCGCGCTCATGTATGGCTGGGAAATTGCGCATGACCCAATTACACCAATGAGATATCACGGGCGTACTAGGGTCGGTAATTAGATAACCTGAAGCTTTTCGATGTAATACCACATTTGTGGGTAGATCCATTGGCGATACTGTCATATGCAGTTTTATCAAGTGGCGTTTGACGTCTATTATTGATTCACTTGTCGTCCAAGGATCAATAAACAGTCGTCCTAAAAATGGTACCGGATTGCCAGGTAATATTGTTTCTGCTTTCAACAACATCCCGAATTGTGCGAATACTCTGTTCATGTGTGCTGGGTCGACATCACAAGTGATGCCATCATCTCCTCCATATAACCCTAACCGCGCATAGCAATCAGCAGGTGAGTCATTGAGCTGGCGTAAAGCAACATAATTCATGAATGCATTTCCACAACTATTTCTGCATGATGTAATCGCAGATCCAGAAATAGTGTTCCAGAGCGCTTCGTATACGTAACCGTGGGAAGTAATACCTTTACACTTGGCTTCTTTCAACAGTAGTTTTATAACCTCAGGGTGATACTCGCGTGCAAATGATCTAAGCATAAGTGCACGCATGAGCAAATATATTATCAAACCCATGGAACCATCGCATTTGGAGATATCCATATCGCAAACGACATTACTTGCACTTACTTTTTCGTGCATAGTAGTCGACATCTCTCTTGGGTGTTTTCCGAATGCATACCAATGAGTTACTTTTAGTATGTTCTCGGTAAACACTTGTACGTATTGCCCCAATCTGAAATTATGACCCGTGGGGACCGTTGAGATGTTGCGTGGCTCTGTGACTTTGGCATAAGTTTCTGCTTTCTGGAACGATCTTACATTCCAGATATCGTCACAATAGAGTATATGTTTGATGCTGTTTAAGAAACCACGTTGCGTTGGGCGTGACCATTGTTGGTATTGAGCCTCATAGTCGCTTGGTACAAGGGTATGGTATTGTGGATCAGGCACGAGCATAGCTACAAATTCGTCCAAACACTG